CGGGAAGTGCATCAAAATAAAAATCATGCATCATTCGCTCACAACAAAATTGAAGGACAGAAGGAAGTGACTGATCATAATCTTTAAAATCACCATCAAAACCGCGCCAACCTTCCTCACGAGCATGTAGGTGCTTAGCTAACAAACCCCAATCCCAACAGTAAGGATTGACGCCAAGGCCAGCATCCATTTTAAGCGCATCACGCGTGAACTGCTCGGCAAAAGCACCAAAAGTTTGTCGCATAGCTAAATAAAAGAAGAAATGTCCAACAGAATAAATTCGGGTAATCTTATCTCGGACTTTCTTCTTAGATCGACGTTCTTGTTTGAGCATATTTTGCCAAATATGAGCAACAGGCTCACCTCGACGAACACGAGCATAAAAATCTTGATATTGCTGCTCATACTCAGGTAAAAGACACCAATGTCCCTCATAATCAGAGTAGACAACGGCTAACTTACCATGGGCTTTAAAAAGCTTCTTCCAGTGTTGGTGATTAAAACCAAGACCAGAATCTTTATTAAAAGGTTGAATATGAAACCAACCCTTAACACCATTAATTGCCTCATCCAATGTAAGTTCACGACGGGGAACTTCATTTCCCAAACGAGCAGTGTAGAAATCAGTAATTCGATGCAACAAATTAATATCTTCTTCAGAAAACTCCTTATCAGGTATATTTTTACGATCCATAGCTTTTTGAAAAGGAGAATTTAAAGGATCATCACGGTCAAAAGCAAGAGCAGAATTGTCAGTAAGAGACTCACCTAACTCGACAGCAATTTTAGAAGGAACATACAAATTATTAGTAGGTTGTCGAACATAATGCTTTGGTTTGGTCCAACCAACAAAGAACTGTTGGTCACCAAGTTTAACCATAAGTTTCCTTTCCTTCTCAGTAGGTTGATAATCCTCAGGCTGCAAATAATCCATATCACGCAACTGTTGGATTTGAGGCTTAATAACTTCCTCATAAACATCAGCAACTCCAGTCTGAGATTTGAAATCATTAGGATTCAACTCCTTAATAAGGGATTGAATAATCTCTTGAGTGACTGGAACACCCATCCCTACTTGACCATTACCGGCAGTGTGCATACCAAAAATACGAACATTCAAGGCAGGATTTCCACAAACATAGAAACCACCACACCATGCAGGTAATGTAGGATAGGAAAAAATAATAGAATCAACAATTTCAATGACTCCATGATCAGAATCATATTCATGTCGACCTGATCGATAACACTTATGTGGGGCAACAACATTAAGTGATTGTGGTGATGCTATAAAGAAAAAAGCATCATCATAAAGATTCAAGCCCATTTGTTCATTCTTAGCAAAATGGGTAATAATATCACGATGATCATTAATCTTAACATGATCACGAATGCGAATCATAGCTAAGTCAGAATTGTTTAAAAAGGCATAATCGATATCATTTTTAGTCAAAGTAATCTTCTGACCATTTTCTTCAAACCACATCTTAGCACCCTCAGTAAACAAGGAGTATAGACCATGGTAAGGACAAAGAGCATACCGACCAGTAACAAAGGTCAGTTCAAAGACCTCCAAAGGAATAGGGTGGTCACTAGGTATCTGTAACAAAACGTGACGCATACTATTCTTACCAAAACTCTTCAACAATTCTTCTCGCATAGGATCAGAAGCTGTATTTCCAATCTGAGCTTTAGTATTCTTAAACCTAAGTTGAGGCTTAGGCTGAGGTTTATTTTTATGGCGAAGAGCACCAATAGATTCAGCATTATAATTTTCATCATCAGACTTCTCTGAATGCATAAAGTGTGAGACAAGAGCCCACACACCAAGAGCAGAGGCTGCGAGAGCCAAAGCACCAG